ATCAATAAAATATCTTATGTAAAATTTATCGGCTTCATATAAATTTTGTGCAACAACCATGATCTGTTTGTTTTTAAAAACAGATACCTTTAGAATCCATTCACCACGTCTAACAGTAATGAATGAAATCATGTTGTGGGATATTTTTGCTCGCATCATACAAATATTTAGGGAGACCGAAGTCTCCCTTTTTTATCGTATGATTACTTAAAGTGTTTCAGCAGCTTTATCGTACTCTTCTTCAGTAAGAAGTTGCTTCTTACCTTTCTCTTTCACTTCGATTTTCTTTGGCTTCTTATGCTCAGGAATGATTCTTTCTAAGAATACTTTGAGCATACCATTGATCATCTCAGCATCCTTTACTTCAACTTGATCGTTGAGAGCAAAAGAACGAGTGAAGGCACGATTAGCAATACCTTTGAAAAGATAATCTGAATCATCTTCAGTAGTATTTCCCTTGATAACTAACTTGTCACCATCTAGTTCAATGTCGATATCCTGCTTGCCGAAACCAGCAACAGCCATCTCGATCTGGTAAGAGTTCTCACCAGTCTTCTTAATATTATATGGTGGATAGTTGGGAATGTTTTTGGTCAGATCATCATGCATCTTTGCGATACGATTGAATTGATCATCAAACCCTACGAAAAACTTATCAAAGTCTTTTAGATGAGCACCCCATGTTTCTGGTACGAATTTTGTAACCATTGTTTTCTCCTTACTTAGTTTTAAATGCTTGAGTAGAATCGAATGCAGCGACTGATGATCCAAGTGTAGTAAAGAAATCTACAGTGGACTTAGCAACAGTCTTAGCAAAAGATTGCTGAGCATCTATGTAAGTTTGGAGTTGGGATTTAATTTCTTCGTTTTGAACGAACGTCTCTACGAATTTTGTTTTGACACCGCAAATGGTATCGATTGATGAGTTGATGTGTTCCATCATTTTGCTTTCTCCTTTTAAGCGAGTAATAAAAAATGCTACCCCGAAGGCATAGCGATTATCCAGCTTACCTTATACTGGCTCGAACTTTCGTGTCGAGGGTGTAATTACACGGACGCTTTATACCGTAGCGACGAACAGCCCTAAGGTGGGACTCTTAGCGATTCATTACGTACATTGTTACTTCGAATCCGAATCGCATATCTGTTGCTGCAGGTGTTGTCCAAATCATTTTATATTTCCTTAAAGTTAATTGTCCAAATGGACTTACTACTTATAAGTTTCACATCAAAAACTACCTAATGAAAATCATTGTTCTTAGGTAGTGATTACGCTTACTGTGCTGTAGCTTCTACTGATGCTACAGCAGCTTCTTGTGCTTTAGCCATCTCAGCTACCTGAGGTTCACCTTGCACCTTAATTTTATTTATTAAAGCAGCGATCTCTTCGAAGGGATGTTTACCCAATGAACGAAGGATAGCATTTACTTCTTCAACAGTCAATTCAAGTTTGATATTCATTTAGATTTTTTTCCTATGTTATATTTTGGAACAAGTTCCCACTGGTCTTTTTCTTTATAAGAGACCACCTTAATTTGAGACAAAGATGCTTTATGTTCTGCTTGAGCAGCAACTAGAATCTTTAAAAGTTCCCAGTCCTGAAGCAATCCAGCAATAGCATTTCTACGCTCAATATCTCCATTAGTGATATTGGATTCTTTACCATCTAATGCAAACAATTCTTTGAAGTGTACAATAAAATATCTACCTTGCTTATGTAAAATATGGCAAGATTGAAATAGTTTGTTTTCTTTTCTGGAAGCTATACCGATGCGGGTAAGTGTTTCTCTAACTTTTAGGAAGTTATCTGGCTCTGGCAAACTCACTTCAAGCATCGACTCTGGTGTCCAGTCATAGTAAATCATCTCTACAGTCATTATTTTCCACCTTTAAATAATTTTTCTTTTATCATAGTCATTTGGTCATCTGTCAGGATGCTCAGTGCTTCACTGGCTCTCTCGGATGAGTAACCAAAATACTCTTTTACAAGAGCCAGTGACTCGCTTTCGGTGTCTTTCTTAGCCCACTTACTGAATCTCTTTTTCTTTGGTATACTATTTAGGAAAAAATAAAACTGCCAGTCCTTTGGGATACTAGCATTACGATTCATCTCATTCGCATGTAGAATCGTATCGGGAAAATAGGACAACCCTCTATTCACTAAGAATGAAGAGTAGTCTTTGGAAGCTAGAGGGTCTTCAAATAAATCCTTTTTAGATAGATTAATTGCATTAACGAAATCAAATGGAGTCATGATAGGAATCCGACTTCTATTAGATTATCTTCTTTCACAGCGAACAGTTTTCCAGGGAATCTTGCACGCAGAGATTTGTCTAACTCTTCTTTAGTTTTTGCTTGAGCTAAGAATGTTTTCTCATCTTCTTCATAAACAAAGAATGTGTCATCATGCTTTTCAATAACAATCTTGATATAGTTATCTGGAAGTTCGGTATCCTCTTCTAGTTCTTCTGCAAATTTAAGAAGTTGTTGCATTCTATGCATTCTATGCTTTGCAACTGCTTCTCTCATAGTCCATCCAAACCAGATAGAAAATATCATCGCCAGTACAAGTAAAAGTATGTCCATAGAATCCTCACTTAAATTTACACTGAGCCATAATCTCAGTCAGTGCTGCCATAATATTTAGTTCATGATCAGCTACGAATGCTGCTTTGTACTGATAATCAGCTAGGATTAAAACCATCTGTGGAATACTTGCTTGTTCAATATTCGTTGATGCAGTATCATACAGTTCTCGGAACAATGAGACTGTATCAGCATCAGAGTTCTTTGCAACCCACTTACGTGTTTCAGTGAAGTCTTTTTCTTTAAGAAGTTTGATCAAACCCTTAAATGATTCCTGAGACATGTTAACCAGAATACCAGAATCAATTTTACCTGATACTGAATAGCGTTGGAGTTCATTTAGAATCCTACGATAATCTGGAAAGTGTTTGGTGATAAGTTCGGCAACAACCTTTGGATCAAACTCAATAGACTCTTGCTTAAGAATTTGCACAGCACGTTTGAAGAATGCAGCTGCGATCTCCTGCTTGTCTTTGTTATCGATCTTGAATTCAATCACAGCACAACGACTATGGATTGGTTCAATGATACGATTCTTAAAGTTACAAGTCAGGATGAATCGGCAGTTGTTGGCAAACTCTTCAATGAATGCACGTAGTGCTGGTTGAGTAGAATTTGCTTGCAGGTAATCAGCTTCGTCTAGGATGACAACTTTCTTGGCATCAGTTAGACTAACAGTTGATGCAAATCCTTTGATCTTAGTTCGGAGTGTATCAATACCTGATTCTTCCGAGCCGTTAATCATTAGATACTCTGCACCAATTTCATTACACAGTGCTTTAGCAATCGTAGTTTTACCTACACCTGCAGTTCCAGCAAACAAAAAGTTAGGCAACTCTCCTTGAGCAATATACTCTCGGAAAGTTTGCTTAAGACTTTCTGGTAATACACAGTCATCAATTTTCTGTGGACGGTATTTCTCCACCCACAGAAATTGTTCATCACGAAATTCAATCATAATTTAGTCTCTCAAAAATTCAAACAAAGATGCAGTTGATAGTTCTTTGTCTGGTTTAACTTTACCTTCAACTTTATCCCATGCACTTATACACATATTACGAACATCATAAGGATGTCTGGCTCTTGCCTCACTCTCAGTATAAAAGTCATTAATCCATTCATACTGTTTATGATATTCACACCAGACCATCTTTTGAATTCTTTTACCTGTTTCTACATCAATTGTATACAATTCATCTACAGGTAAAACCTTACGAGTAACTCTTGGGTTAAGTATAGCGTTTCGTCTCATAATATAGTACTACCATTAAATCAAAAGTCGAATGTAGAATCCGCCTCAACTGCTACGTAATAAACCAAGTCAGTGGCTGGTGACTTGAAACGAGAAATTTTCTTGCTTGAAATACTAACTGCATAATCTCCTGGAAGCATCTTAAGATTCTCTACCTTCAAATTAACTTTGAATGTCTTGTCAGTTGTGCCGACTGACTCGCTGAAAGAGTTACCAGTCGCATTCTTCTTATCACCAACAACTACAGTGATAGTGCTACCATCACCAACGATGGCTACATCGGATGCACGTAGAACAGATGCTGTCTTACTAATCATATTCAACATTGCTGATGAAAGATTAAAGTTAATCTCTGCGTCTGGGAATGTGATAGCTTTCTGTGGTGCAGTCAGGACTGATGCGTCAGCTGCATAAAATTTAATGTTAGAACTACCCTGACGGATAGAAACATATTTGTCTTGGAAGTCCAGATCTGGATCATCAAACAATGACATTGCACCCAAGAATTCATTCAGGTCATAGATACCGAAGTCTGGGAATGTCTCTGTGACAGTTACGTCTGCCATTACGTTCTTCTGCCCTGAGATGGTTGCTAGTTTGCTACCACTCTTTAGAAGAAGATTGCTGTTAATGCCAGCAAAGTTTTTAAATAGGGCGACTGTTTCTTTACTTAATTTCATTTGGTTCTCCAATTGATTACATAACAACTATGTATAAAACATTATACCTCAAACCACTCAGATTGACAAATTTATTTTTCAACAGAGTACTTTACATCATGTTCATACAAAAACATCAGGCAACACATTGCATGTGCCAAATGATTCTTTCCAGTTTCGGGATCGTTTTGCTCTCCCTCTTTCCATGCCCACAGATGTCTCTGCATTGCATCAAAATATCTTCGTTTAGAATCAGGTACAAACTTCCAGTTATCTGGTTCGTATTTCTCTGCTCCAAAAGTAAGTATCTCTACTGTTGCCTTTAAAGCAAGTGGTGGCAGCAAACCATATTGCAGTTTGCCACCATCAAATTTACGACCACCAGTAGTTGCTGTCTGTGATGCCTTTACAACATCAGTTTGCTTCTTATCGGTAGCCATAGTTTCTATCAGCTACGTTGTGCAGTGAAAGCAGATGCACCAGCGATAGCGTTTGCCAATTTAACAATACGCTTGCTTGGAGTACCGATACGATACTTAACAGTTGGTGTACCATCATGCAACTTAGCTGCATTGGTATAAACACAGTGTCCTTGCTCACGCAAGTTACGGATTGCGCTTGCTGGATGAGCGATACCGAATGATGACTTGATTTGTTTTGCTGTGAAAGATTTTCCACGGCTCAATTGATTCAATAGCATTTCTTGTTTAGACATATTAACTCCATTATTATAAACCATCAAATAAAAAAGCACCCAGAGGGATGGCAAACCTCTGGGTGTTAGGGGAAATTTATAATTTAAACTTCGATACCATTATCACGTAGGATCTGGTTGAAGTCTTCTACATCATCATCTTGAGACACAGAGTCTTCGATGATCCGTTGCAGACGTGTAGTTTCCATTTTGTCTGCAACAACAGCAGCCTTAACTGCTGGCTTTGATTTAACAGTAACAGTCTTAGCCTTCGCAAGTTTCGCAACTTTAGCTTTAGCCTTAACGACAGGATTCAACTTAGCAGTTAATTCCTGTTTGTATGCAGTCATTTCTGCATCAGTTGGAACAGGCAGTTGATACACACCACGTTCAACTTTGTTCTTGTTAAACAACCAGTTGGGATATCCAATCTTTTCGTTCTTCACACCAGCACGTTGGTCACGCAGTGTGTAATAGATTGACGCACATTCTTTCAGCGTAATTTGAGGATTCTTCTTGTACTGTTTATTAAACTCAAGAACAGACACAACAAAACGCTTTTGAGCGAGGGACAGGTTTGCAAATTTCAACATAATCATTTTCCTTTAAAAGTTTCACAACAGAACACATATTATACACCAAGATTACATAAATGTCAAG